AGCAGATTTTACTGCATATCCCGTTGTTTCATTCTCAGTTATCCCTGATTCCAGTTCAACTAATTCAGTTCCGTTTTCCGTAAATTTAAAACTATCCATACCAGCACCAACAGAAAATATGGTTTTACTGGTGGATACGTTTAAAATTATCTCTCCAGTTTGCACTAAAACAGCTCTTAAAGCTACTGTAATTCTATCTCTTCTGTATTGATTAGTAAAACCAATACCTAAATATCTTGCTCCCGTACCACCAGTCTGGTAATTTGAATCATATGAAATAATACCGCCTTCCATGATTAATCCCGAATATAATAACGGCAATAACTTATTGGCACCTTCTCCATCGTAACTATTCCTAGTAGAAACAATGAGTTGCCTTTCCCTAGTTAAATGATCTAAACCGATACGTTCAGCAACAGTGAACCAGCTTCCTTTTCCTGCATTAATCAGTGCTTCAATTAAATATAAATCAGCACCTTGGGTAACAGCTGTTGAGAACAACGCCATATTATCAGCACTTTTGCGCTGTCCAGTCAGGTCAGGGAACTTATAAACAGAAACAACCGCTTTCTGTGCTGGAGCGGGTAAATCTATGAGCGCTTGTAATGAAGGTCTTTCAATAATTGGACCTTCAGTATCTCCTACTACCCTAACTCCAGCGCATCCTGAAATTAATAAAATGAACAACCATACGATTAAGGTACGCATTCATCTGAAGAACAGATACCAAAAGACCCTACGGGTATTATAACCTCTGTTGTTACTCCATCTTCATCAATAATAGTTAATATGATTTCTGTACCAGTATTAACAAAAGTAATCACATTACCTTCCAGAACAATACTTCCACCTGTACCACCTGCTTCACTGTTAAATAAGGATTCAGAAAGGTCACGGGAAAGTTGGGAATAGATACGTGATTCCAAATTTCTGAGAAACTTGGCTAAAGTTGTGTTATCTGCGTCTCTGGCAGCTTCGTTTAAAGCGGATTCTATATCTTCAGCAATCTTTTCCCTTCGAGAATTTTCCTGCTCATCTATAGTTAGATAGTGTGCTGATGTACCAACACCACTAAAAGAAGGACTTTTAAATTTAAAAGTAAGGGTATCCGCTTTTACGAACCCAGAGAAAAAGGATAACAGGATTAACCACCCAATTATAAGCAATCCAGTATCATCTTGTGTTGTTTTTCTTATCATTATCCACTAATTTATTTTCTTCTTTTAATTCAAGTACCGTATTAACTTTCTGCTGTAATCTTATCATATCTTGATCTAAAAGTCGTAATTGATCCGTTAACCTTATGATCGTAGTTTTCATTTCTTGCACAGCAGGGTCAATTTTATTCGTTATAGTTTGCCACACGAAATAAACAAAATAACCAAGACCCATTACCATAACGACTGGAAAACCAAAGTCTGAAACTACTTGCACTATATCCATTAATCACGCCTTGCATCAATCTTTCCATCTTCTACAAAATTTTCTGCTCTAGCAATTCTTTCTAAATCAGGTGATAAATTTAAAGCACTAGAGACACTAGTATCTATGCGTATCATATCATTATTCATGGTAGCTGCTCGGGTAATGAGCATTTTTGATATTCCTTGCACCGTTTTAATCTCACTAACCAAACCATCCATAAGTTGTTTCATTACCAAAAATATGAAATAAGCCATGATAAGTCCACCCGCTACAGGTAAACCAAGTTCAGCTATTAATGTAAGACCCTGTTCCATTTATTTATATCATCAGGTATAACAACTTCTAATATTCCCACAACAACTACATCATAATATTCCGCTTGTTTTTCTGCTTCTTCAAAAGAAGTAGCCACCAATGTCGGACCGTCATATGTTTTTTCTCCTACTTTATATTCCGTAAGAAAAACCTTCATTATTCCTCGCCTTTAAATTTCTTGCTAGAATTATTAGTTCCGGCATAAAGCCCAAACCAAGCGGCACCTGCACCAACAACGATAGAGATTAATCCTGATTGTTCAAAACTAGGAGTAGGTAGTTCCATAAACCATATAGTGCATTTGTATAATAAAACTATATAAACTGTTAAAAACATTCTTGGAAATATTCTCCAAGAGTCTATAGCTCTAGCTAAGTGAATCCATTTTTGATGAGGGTTTACGTTATCGGCTGCTTCTAAGTCTCGTATTTTATCTTTAAGCGCAGATATTTCCTGTATCATAGCCATGAACTTATTTAAGTCCATTTCTACTTCATTTCTATCCATATCTCCGCCAAACCTACCACTTTCATTATTCATGTTATACCTCTACTGGAATAAATTTACCTAGTTCTATTAGTTTTTCTCTATTAATTAAATGTTCTGCTTCTATATCAGCTTTAGATTGACCAAAATAAGCCACAGCTAA